GAAAAAGGAAAAACCGAAAACTCCGAAGGAGTAAACGATGGCCATACAATTTGTTTTAGAAACAGGTGCCGGACTGACGAACTCGACGACGTATGCGGATCTTGCTGAAGCTGCGCAGATCGTCGAGGATTACGGTCTGACGTGGCTCTCAGGATACACGGACGATCAGAAGAAGGTCGCCTTGAACAAGGCCACCCAGTATATCGATCAGAGATATTACGGAGCGTGGAAGGGGATCAGATCCTCTCAGGATCAGGCTCTGCTCTGGCCGAGACAGGACGTCCAAGACGACGATGGATGGTATATCGATTCAAACGTTATACCGGCGAACCTGAAGAAGGCCGTCGTCGAGGCTGCGGTGTATTACAGCAACAACGACAGTCTTTTCCCGGACACGGATAATGGCGGGACGCTCAAGAGCGAGAGGATCAAGATCGACGTTCTCGAGTTCGAGGAGGAGTATCTTGCGGGAGATTCCGGATCTGAGACGTCGAAGACGATCGGATCTCTTCTCGCAGCATATCTCAAAGGAAGAGGCTGCAACGTGGAGGTCGGAAGAGGATGAGCAAATATCTCGACGAGCCGAAGTATCAGAAGAAGGTCAAGGACAAGATCGAGGGATACGGGAGAGTTGCCCGGTTCTTCGCTGCAAACGACACCGATTATGAAGCGTGGTACATCAGTCCTCCTCGTCAGGCGAAGGCGACGGAGGCCGACAGCAATCATCCGGTTGACAGTATGATCTGTCTCGTCGCAGCTCTCGATATTCCGTTCACTCCGCAGAGAGGCCTCCGGATGCTCGATATGAAGACGAGTATCTCATACAGGATCGTCGAGGTCGATCCGATCGACAGCGGAGATCTGACTCAGGCGTATCGTATCTGGTTGGGAAGATAAAAGTGGGCGTCAATATCAGAATGGTCAACTCGAAATCCTTTGTGAAGGATCTGACGAAGTTCGCCAACAAGAACGCTCCGGAGAAATTCGATATGATTATGATCAAGGTCGTATCGGATCTCGTGACGTCGGTCGTCTTCCTGACGCCGGTCGATACGGGACGGCTCCGGGGAGGCTGGCAGGTCGGAGTTGGATCCATGGATCTCTCGAGCGAGCTCCCTCCCGATCCGGGAGGATCTCAGACGGTCAAGAGAGCTCAGGACGAGATCCGGGCTGCAGCTGCCGGAGGAAAGACGCTCATCGGAAAAATCGTGTATGTATACAACAACGTTTTCTATGCCGAGTATATAGAATACGGGACGGACAGGATCGCACCGTTCGCCATGCTTCGAGAGTCGATCGCTCTCGTTCAGGGATCTTTCAGGTAGGAGTGACAGATGGCATATCAGGCAATGATTACGGCTATAAAAGCGGACGTCAACACGAAACTCGGAACGGGTGGTTTTAACTATTCGATTCAGTACGAAAACGATCCGGCGTTTCAGAAGCCGGATAACGCAGTCTGGATCAGGGCGTCGATCAGGCCGGCAGGAGCGAACACTGTCTGCATAAGCGAAAAAAACACATATCGCCAAGAAGGGATTCTCGATCTTCAGGTTAATGCTCCGTTTGGATTCGGAGAAACAGAAGTTAATCTCGCGGTCGAGAGATGTATTCAGGCGTATGATTATGTTAATATAAACGTCGGTGACGCGGAGGGAACCATCGTGAAATTCGACATGGCTCCGTATCCGACAGTTGTCGGAAGGGCTGCTGGAGAACATCAGGTCAACGTGACCTGTCCTTACAGGGCTGATTTCACTCAAACTTAATTCGATTTTTTTATAGGAGACAATCGATGAGTGATGCTAATAGAACAGTACTGAGGTACTACGAGGAAACCACGTGGGGAGTGATCACCGGGAACCCGAAGATGACCAACCTGCGTGAAACAGGCGAGAGCCTGAAAGGAACGAAAGCAACGGAGGTCTCGGAAGAGATCCGTTCCGATCGCCAGATCCCTGGCATTATCCGTACAGGCATTGGAGCTGAGGGTGATCTCAACTTCGAATATTCGTATGCCAGTTATCACGACTTCCTGCGGGCTCTTCTTATGGCTGCAGCGTGGAGCTCGGCAGTAACAGTGGCGACGGCTGCTCAGGTGGACGTTACCGCTGCAACCGGGACATTTACTCACGCCACGGCGTGGGATACGGCTCCGACTGTTAATCAGTGGGTGAGAGTCTCGGGATTCACCGGCGCGTATATCGCGAACAACGGATATTACAAAGTTGCGACTTCTGCAGCCGGGACGTTCACTGTCTACAATAAAGACAATCTCGTGGACGCTGCCGGTCAGACCGGGATCACGATCAAGCAGGGCGCGCAGATCGTCAACGGCGTGACACCCGTTTCCTTCTCGATCGAGAGGGAACATGAGGATCTGACGAATATCTTCGAACTCTATCGCGGTATGATGCCCGAGAGCATGTCTCTCGACATACCGGTTGACGGGAGGATCACGGGCTCCTTCTCCTTTATGGGGAAAGACGAGCAGGCTCTTGCAGCTACTTCCGGAGACGGATCTCCGACTGCTGCGAACGAGAACGACATCGTCAGCTCTGCGAATGACATCCAGTTTATAAACGTCGATCACGGAAGCGTCTGCCTGATGAGCGGATCGATCGAAGTGACCAACAACCTCCGTCCGATCCGGTGCGCGGGAGAGCTCGCCAACCACGCGATCGGCACGGGACGTTTCGGGGTGACGGGAGATCTCGAGCTCCTTTTTGAGGATCACACTCAGAAGGATAAGTATCTGGCTCACACTGAAGCCGGGGTCGCGATCGCGATCGAGGATGCTATGACATCCGGAGCTCTCGGGCTCGGGAACGGCACCCTCTTCGAGATCCCATCTTTTCAGATGAGCGACGACGAGACGGTTGCCGGCGGAGTCGACACGGAGCTTTCAGAGAGCATCTCGTTCGAGGCTCACATGAACGCGACTGAAGACATAACCATGAGAATCGTTATCTGGCCCGCAGAGTAAACGGGCGTACTTTTTTATGAAGGAAAAAGAAATGGCCGACAAAGAGAAAAAAGGTTTCAGACTGTCGAATTTCAAGACAGACATGAAGGCGGAACAAGAAGGCGTGTGGGTGCCTTACGAGAACGGGTTCCGGATCTTGATCGCAAGATTCGGGAACAGGAAGTGCGAAGAGTATCTGCTGAAGAAGGGAAAGAGGTTCCTCCGGAGCGTGAAGAGCTCCGTGTCCTCTCTCAAGGATTCAGACAGAGACTTTATGCGCGAAGTAGTCGCTGAGACGATCCTCCTCGGATGGGAGGGGCTTCTCGACGACAACGATGTTGCGATCCCGTACTCGAAGGAAGAAGCTCGAAAGGCTCTCGAGATAGAGGACTTCTTCAAGGAAGTCATCGAGCTCTCCCAGCAGCGTGAACTCTACGCTTTAGAAGACAAAAAAGCGGCAGAGGGAAACTGAAAGCGCGCCTTGAGTGGGAGTACGAATGGGGACCAAGAGCGAAAAAACTCGAGGCGCAGGAAGCGTTAGGAAAGAACGTCAAGGCGCTGAATGCAAAACCGGATCTCAGGCTGGATCTTTTTCCGGCCTGGGATGCCTTTATATCCCTGCACAACCGACGCCAGAACGGGTTCGACATGAATCCGCTCGCGGTCTCGGACATAGAAGCGTGGATGGACATAAAAGGATATCACGATCCGGAAGCTCGCGAGACTCTTTTCCACTACATCACCTTCTTGGACGACACTTGGATGAAAAGGTATTTCAACGATCCGAAGCGAAAAAAGAAGAAGAAAACGGATCAGAAAAAGAGGTGATCTATGGCTAACACGGCAGTTCTCGCAGTAGCCATCAGCGCGAGAGGCGCGGTTCAGGGAGCACGTCAGTATAACACCGCGATCAAACAGATGATCGCGGGAACACACGGTGCATCCGGCGCGATGGCCGGCATGCGAGGAGTCGCGCTCAGACTCTTCGCAGCGGTCGGAGGATATATGGTGTTCAGGAAAATGACGAGCACCATAATGGACTTCGAGGACACGATGGCCAGACTTCAGGGAGTAACGAGCGCGACAACTGACGAGATGGAGAGGTTTAACTCCGTCGCGAGAGAACTCGGAGCGACTACTCGATTCACGGCCACTCAGGCGGGTGAAGGACTCCTGAACTTGTCTCGAGCCGGTTTTACAGTGAACGAAAGTGTCGCAGCGATCGAAGCAACTCTCAATCTCGCATCAGGCGCGATGCTCGAGCTCGGAGAAGCGAGTTCATTTGTCGCCAATTCAATAAGGCAATTCCGCCTTGGGGCGGATGAGGCCGGTCGTGTGACTGACGTTTTAACCAATACCGCCAATAAGTCTAACACGACCGTCAGGGAACTGGCAGACGGTATGAACTACGCCGGTGTTATTGCTGCCCAGGTCGGGATGTCGATCGAAGAGACGGCTGCGGCCATGGGTGTTATGGCAGACGCCGGTCTGCGAGGATCTAAATCCGGTATGGGGCTGAGACAGGTTCTTGCGGATCTTCTCGCTCCGTCAACGAACGCCGTGAAGGTCTTGAAGGAACTCGGCCTGACGTACGATCAGATAGATCCGCAGAAGGTCGGACTGGTTCCCGCTCTTCAGGCTCTGAAGGATGCAGGGATGGATACGGGTCAGGCGTTCCGGATCTTCGGAGCTCGCGCTGCAACCGCAGCTCTGGCGATGTCTCAGAATATCGAGAAGATCAATCAGCTGACCGACGCGAACCGGGAAGCGGAGGGAGTCGCGAAGAGAAACGCGGATCTAATTAACAACACTCTCCGGGGCGCGTACCTCCAACTGATCTCGACGCTTCAGGAAGTTACGCTGATGATCGGAGAGCGCGGATTCACGAACGCTCTGAAAACGGCGGTCCAGAACATAACTCAGTTCATCCGGGTTCTTGCCGGGATAAAGACGGAAAGTGCGGAAGTATCCGACGGAGTCCTCCGGGCGGTTATAATGGTCAGAAAGCTCTGGGACTGGCTCGTGAAGTTAAAGACGGTATTCATCGCGATCGTCGCGATCCATCTTTCTGCGAAACTCGTTCTTATGGCGAATGCAATGTTTATGTTCGGTAAAGCAACGATATTCGCTGCAGGCGGACTCTTAAAGATGGCAGCCGGGATTGCCGGCGTTCTTCTTCCCGCTCTCGGTATTCTCGCAACGGCGATCCTCGCGATCGAATTCGGCCGGTGGCTCGAGAGTCTCGAACCGGTTCAGGTGGCTATGCAGAACTTCATCTGGTGGATAGCTGAACGATTCCAGTGGTTGAAAAAAATCCTCAACGAAGTGTGGGTTGCGATGAAGGATCTCGCGGTCAGATTTTTTATAAATCCGCTTATCAATGTTTTCTCCGGAGTATTTACTGAGATTATGGATCTTCTTCGGAAAATGGCTGTTCGAGCAAAGAAGCTGACGAGAGCTCTTGGGATGGATGAGGCATCAGATAAACTCGCGAAGTTTATCGGTTTTGCAATAGAGAATAGGACGGCTCTAAAGGAAATCGATCTCCCGGATCTCGGCGAGGAGATGGCAAAGATCGCATCAGATTATGAAACAGAACTCGAGAATATAAAATCTGCTCATAAGCGTGCTCTTGATTCGATCGCGAAACATCAAGCCGGCAAAACAGAGGATCAGACCTTTTTTGATTTCGCCAGCGCGGACATCCAGAAGATTGTCGACAAGCTCGGACTCTTTAAAGAGGAGACATCCGGAGCGAACGACGAGCTCGCGAAATTCCGTGCTGAACTCGACGCGTTCGGAAAAATCGGCGTCAGCTCGACAGAGGATCTGAAGAACGAAATGATCGGGACGAAAGCAGCTATTGCTGCAGCAGGCGATACGGCGAGAGCTGCAATGGAGAAGATCGGAACCGATGCGGATGCGACGAAAAAGAAGGTGTCCGATTTTACTGTATCGTGGGATGATATGAAGGGAACAATCGGCTCCGGGATAACGGATCTGATTCTCCAGACGAAAAGCTGGAACCAGTCGATCCGGGACGTCACGGACTCGCTCGTTCAGATGGCTGTACAGGCTGCAGTTATGAGAGCGATCAGCGGAGGGATCGCCGGCGGAGGAGCCGGAGGAGCAGCGGTTGCTGCAAGCGGTCTTGTCGCTATGGCTGCAGGAGGAGTCGTTCACGGTCCAACGGCTGCTTTAATCGGAGAACGTGGGCCGGAGGTCGTGATGCCTCTCTCGAGAGACGAACGCGGGAGAATAGGCGTCGCCGGCGGAGGAGCGGAACAGGTAACAAATAATTTTAATTTAATCAGTCCGGATTCTCGAGGGATAAAAGATATGCTCCTCCGAGATCCGAAACTGATCAGGCAGATGAACGAGACGTACAAGCAAGGGTACGCGATAGATTAAGGAAGAGATATGGCGAAGAAGACATTCATACTGAACGACGAAGTCAGATGCTTCTCGTACGGATACGGATCGAAATATGCTCCGCTCGTCACGATTCAGCAGAATCCGAATCAGACGGTCACGCAGGAGCTCGTTCACGATCCATACGACTGGGCAACTTTTTCTCTTCCGATGAACCAGCTTCAGGAGGCCGATAAACTCGAGCTGGCGAACGTCATACTGAACGTCGGAGGAAATCAGGACAGCTTCCTTTTCCGGGACGAGTTCGGACTCGTCGGAAACAAGATCAACAGGAACACGATCGGGAACAAGCCGACTTCGGCTCCCGTAACGCTTCAAGCGATCCGGACATATACGATCGGAGTTGACAGCCGGACGTATGAGGTCTGGAATATAGAGCTTACTCTCGGATTCAGTCTCTGGGTTGGAGGAACGCTCAAAACTATTGTGGCGGATTACGTTGTTAATGACGAGGACGACGGGACGATCGACGTGAACTGCGCCGACACCGGTGACGTGGAGATCGAGGGATATTTTCTCCGCAGATGTCGCTTCACCGGAACAGCTGAGGCGATTCTTTCCGCATACGATCTCGTCAATATGACTTTAGGGATTAAAGAGGAGAGCCCTTTCAATGGTACTTGATGCCGATGTCCAAAACATAACTCTGATCGAGCTTTACGAGTTCGAATATGAGGACGGCACTTTCGAGAGGTTCACGAGCTTCTCGAAGCCGGTGACGTTCCAATCGAACACGTATATCAATGCGCCGATCTCGAGGGATAGCAACGAGATGGAATCGTCTATGAAAGTCGGTACGATGAGGGTTTCTTTTCTTTTAAGCGACTACACGAAAACGCTTATCGATTTGAACAAGATCCGGAACCGGCGCGCTCTCGATCGAGGAAAGTTTCGTCTTTATCAGGCGGAGCTCGGAGACGAGGACGCGAACTACAGATTGAAATTCGCTGGCACGACCGGGAAAGTTGAAGTCAGCCGGCTTTCTCTCGAGATAGAATTCCGGGACATCTTCTTCCTTATGAAGAAAAACGTTCCGCCGTACATATACGGAGAACAGTGCAACGTGATATTTGGAGATCCGATCGAGTGCACGATCGACTGGGATACGATAAAGGTCACGGGAGCTGCTCAAGCCGGAAGCGACGACAGAACGCTGATCGATTCCGGAAGATCCGAAGCTGACGGATATTTTACTCGAGGCAAGATCCGGATAGACACGGGAACGCTCGCCGGCGAGGAGAGCACGATTCAGGAATACACGGTTGGGGAGTTTAAGCTGATGCCTCCGCTCTCCGGAGATCTCTCGATCGGGGATCAGTACACCGCGTGGCCTCATTGTCAAAAATCTTATGGAGGCTGCGAAGGCCTCGTCAACACTGATAATTTTTTAGGATTCAGGCATGTCCCAAGACCTGAGCAGATGTAAAAAGGAAAGCGAGATCCTCCGGGAGGAAATCGTCAAGCACGCGAAGTCGTTGCTTGACGCGCCGTATGTCTGGAACGGCGTCCAGCCGGAAAGAGGATCTCATTGCGCGACGTTCGGCCTGACTCCTTACAAGATGGCCGGACTGATTCCGAAGAGCGCGAAACTTCCGATCCATCACAGAGATTGGATGCTCGGGAAGGACGTCGATCCGAACGAGTTCCGGGACTATATACTTCAATTCGGAGTTGAGATCTCATTCGACGATCGGAAGCCGGCGGATCTCGTGACGTTTATGTTCAGAGGGATCGAGAGCCACGTCGGAATAATAACAGATGTGGATCCAGACTGGTTTATTCATCAGCCAAGCGGATGTACGGTAAAATTTGACAGACTTCTCGAGATCGGATCTCTGAAATCGATTTACAGGCATAAAAGAATAGTGGAGCTTGAAAATGGCGGGTGCTAACGAAAACGTAAAAGCTGCCGGAAGACTCGGACTGACGTTCGGTCTCGGCGCGTGGTTGGGAGTCCCGGGCTACATAGCCGGCGGAGCTCTCGGTGCGGTTCTCTTCGCGCCAGATCCTCCGGAGGCTCCAGATCCGTACACCGCCCTGAATATGAACACGGCTGACGAGGGAGCGAGCTCCCCACTCCATTACGGCGTCTGTAAGGTCAAAGGGAACTTCATCTATAAAGGCCCACTGAGATCCCGGAAGATCGAAGAGGGAGGAAAAGGCGGACAGAAGACGGTCACGGGATACAAATACTGGACGTGGGCAGCACTCGGAATCGGTCACGGAGTTCTCGACGTTACGAGAATGTGGAAGAACGACGACATTATGGTCCCGGAGGGAGACTCGACGATCAACGTTTATCGAGGGACTCCGGAGCAGACCGTCGATCCGGACTGGGACTCGAGAGCAGATGACGTCGTTCCTTTACCGCGTCAGGCATATACTTATTTCAATCAGTTCTATCTCGGAGAAGACAACAACACTTTTCCGACGACGTCGAGCGAGGTTCATCGATTCCCGTGGGATGACGCCATGGACTCGATCCCTCCGTATATCGTAAACAAGGTGAGCGAGCAGACGGTTGGAGGGAATAAGATCCTCCGGGATAAGTTCGATCGGATCTATACTCTCACTCAGACGGAGATGAAAGTCTATAACGCGAATTGGACTCTCCAGAAGACGGTCGATCTGTCGAATCTTAATCTGACGTCATATACCGGAACGTGGGATGCCTGTATCACCTATCTGAGCAATCGGCCTTATATAAACATAAGTTATAATAATGGACTCGACGGAAAGCTGTACATCATTAGATGGGCTGCCGATCGCGGATCTCTAACAACCGAGAAGACGGACACGACTCGAGGTCAATACACGAAAACGGAGATTTACGATTTCGGAACCGGCATCACGAATACGAGGATCAGATCGAACAGTCAGTACATATTTATAGCAACGGATTATTTTGCTGCCGGCGTCGATATGTTCAAGGTTTCCTTAAACGGTCAGACGCTTCTGGCCCATTACGATTATTCGGCAGTATTCGATATAGCAGCCATGGGAGACTTCGCGGTCAACGAGGATTTCTGCTTCTGGAATAATAACGGAGGAAAAACTTCGATAATCGATTTCAACGGAAACGTGAAGGACACTCTCGCTGCGAGTTCCGACTGGGGACCAGCATACATAGTTCCGCTAATCGGTTCGAATTGTATTATGGGTTTCAGCCTCGGAATTCAGGTCAGTCCTCCGGATAAAGATTATGATCGGCTTCAGTTCGCTATGTACGATCGCGAGACCGGCCTATTCGAAACGGTAACGCAGAACGAGCTCGAACTCGACGAAACTTGGTGGACCAGCCACGGGAGCTCTCCGTTCTTCGGAGCGCAGGGAACTATGATGTGTCACGAAGGAGCGAACGGAACCGTGTATTTGTCCGGCCACGATAGCTCGAGCAATTTTTATACTCTTGAGCTTATAGTCGATGCGAATCCCGCTCAGATCATATACGACCTCTTTAAAAATACGAAGGGTTTCGATCTGACAATGGTTGACGCGACTCAACTCGAGACCGTCGGTGATACCTGTTTCGATAATCGGATCGGAATGTCGTTTTCGGTTCTCCGGAAGAGAAACGTCGGAGCGGTTATTCGCGACATACTCGGTCATCTACAAGCTCATCCGTATCAAACAACTGCCGGGAAATTCGGTTTCTTTATGCCGAACCCGAACGACGCCGTTGTTGATACGATCGGAGAAGAGGACATTCTCTCGATAAAGAATCAGGGAGCTCCGGACATGTCGATCGTTTCGTCGAGTATGAAAGATATAGGCCTCTGTCCGAACCGTCTGAACGTCGTTTACGAAAACCGGTTAAACCAATACAAAAAGGACGCGACGTTCCAGCTGGACGATATGCTGTCTCAGGATCTTGACGGAGAAATTATCGAAGAGAATCTCAATTATCAGATGTTCTCGAATCCCGCCGTTATATCGAAGATGGCATGGAAGGCGTGGAAGATAGGACGCTTTCAGAATATGCTTCACGTTCTCGTTCTTAATGGGAGATGGCTCGGGATACGTCACGGAGACGTATACAATATAAATCTTCCGGACGAGAATCTGAACAACGCGCGCTGCCGGGTTTTCTCGGTCGATGATCCGCCGGTCGGAATCGACGCCGGCGTGACAGTTACCTTTATGATGGACGACGAATATCTGACCTCGTATGAGGAAATCGATTATGACGCGTCGATATCAGAGGACACGTCTGTTGGTCCTCCGGAGGAAGTTACTCCGCTTCTCTGGGAGGAAGACGCGAGGCACAACAACGATACGTACACGATGGCGTTCAGCGCGATCCGGAATAGCGAAGCGACGGCCTATTGCGACATCTGGCTCAGTCTCGACGCTCCGGACAATTTCTTCTATGCGAAAAGGTTGACTCAGTTCGGGAATGTCGGAGATCTCGTCAGCGATATCGTTAAGAGGAACAGGAAGCTGACCATAAATACAGATGATTACGGAGGGAGCTCTTTCTCGGCCTATACGAGGACGAACCAGAGGAACAATCTCTCGTATTGTCTGATTGGAGAAGTCCGGGGCGACTTCGATCTCGCTATGACGAATATGGAATTTATGACGTATCGAAACGCTGAGGTTTCCGGATCGAATATCGTTCTAAAGGATTGCGTGCGGGGAAAAGATTACACGATACCGAAGGATCACGATATTGCAGACGATACAGTCGTGATCCATACCGGGATCTCGTATAACAAAATCGAGATCCCTTCCGAATGGATCGGAAAAAAGATATATGTTAAATTCGTTCCGTATAATCTCCGGGGAGACGGACTCGACATCGACGAGATCGACACGTTCGAATATACGGTTATGGGATGGACTCGGAAGGCCACCCACGCGGATCGGGTTCAGATCGAGGACAGCGCGCGTGGGGAGCTCGGTCACAGGACGAAGACTGAAGACTTGGATGTTAAGGTCATCTGGGAATATACGAACCGGAACAGCGGAATGGGCGAGGGAACTCTCGACACGTGGGAGTGGCAGGGATGGCAGGCCGGAGACGTGGACGACTACGACATAATAGTGTTTCAAGCCGATGGGGTAACACAGCAGGCAGAACACCTCGGAATCGGCCTTGTTGATAATTATACGTACGACAATGCGACGAACGCAGCAGACTTCGGAGGGACTCCGTCAGATCATTTCTGGCTGGGTGTGAGGCCTGTCGTGACCGGTCGAGGAGTCGGAAGAGAAGGCTATGACTTAGTCAAGCAGGAAGTAGAGAGGGTATAAATATGGCTGATAATCAGACACCTCAAGCACAGTACGAACTCCCGGAAGGAACCGGGAACAATCCGCAAGAGGATTACAACGAAAACTGGGAGGCAGCCGATCACGCCGGAGGATGGGTGACTGCTGAGATCGAAACCGGCCACGGAGGATCGGAAGGGGAATGGTACACCTTTAATAATTCCGGTAAAGCTGTCAAGGCTCAGGCGGACTCGCTCGATAACTGCGCGATTGTTTTTATGCTGACAGAGGATACTGCGGAAACAGAAGAGGGACTCTTTCTAAAAGCCGGTAACTGGTGGAAAAATACGTGGGGGCTCGATCCGAGCAAGATCTATTATCTGTCTCAGACGACCGCCGGTGCGTGGACGACTACCCAGCCGGCTTCTGGATTGATAATCGTTCTCGGACGATGCGATCAGGACACGGAGACTTTCCATATCGCTGAAGGCGGAGGCGGAGGAGGCGGAGGCCTTAACGACCACGCCACTCTGACTAATCTCGCGTGGAGCGTTGCCGGGCATACGATGGACACGACTCTGGATATGGCCCAGAATAGAATAATCAATATAACTCATCTCGAGCTGAATCCTCAGGGAACGGTTGAGGCAATCGCTGTCTCGATCAATCAGGGTAGTTATACCGCGAATCCGACTTTTACATACTACGGAACTTTTCAGTATATAAACAAAACCGGCGGAGCGACTTCGACCGCTTGGGAAATGACTGGACATTATACTGAACTCAGACAGTCAGACGCAGCAAACACGATGGGGTATATTTACGGGAATCATAATATCCTGCGGGCGTATGAAAGTTACGGGAATAGTTCGGACGCTATGACCGGTATGTGGAACGATTTTACACTCGCAGCAGGAAAAACTATAACCGGTCGTGTTAAAGGAACTTATTTCCGCTTTCATCCGGAAGGAACCGTCACACTTCAGACTTACGGA